AAAGCTACTGGCTTCTACTCTACAGATAACTTCCGTAAATGAAAGAACCCCCTCCGAAGAGGGGGCCTTTCCCTAGAGTGGAGGATCAGATCCACTACATTTATCGTACCACTATTTGCCGTATTCCGCCTTCAGGAACTTGCCACAGTATGGCCACGGCTTCGATCCTCGGTCAGCATAGATGTGTAGTGCCACATGGAACTGCTCCATCAGGGTTGCCTTCTTGGGTGGTGTGCCGCTATCGCCGCCGTGAGCAACCCAAGTCCGGGGATATTCGATTTGGAAGTAGCCTTGGAACTGCTTCTTTGTTCCTGCTACTGCGTTCGATCTGCCGCTACTCTCACACATAGCCAGCTTCTGCCATGCCGGTGGCAGATGATCGAAGGTCATATCCTCGTAGTGAATCACGACTGGAATGTCTTGAACCACGAGGTTTGTTTCAGCTTTGGTTTCAATGGTCTTGAGTGGGGGCGATATGAGTACCGCCCCCAACAAGAGACCACCGATGATAAGTCGGTGCATTGTTTACCTTTCTCCTCCAAAGAGGATTGCCCCTGTCCATACAAGGAAGGGAATCGTCATCAGTATGGGTGAGTCTTCACTCATACCAAGTGGGAAGGTGAAGAAGGAAAGGAAGAAGAGTACATACCCCATCAACCCTCCTGCTTCATCTCACAGGTGATCACCGATAGATCGAACTCGGCATCATCCCATTGTCCATCACCTTGTTCGACCCAAGGTTCATCGAGTTGCAATCGCAATGTGTTCTCGATGTCATCGAACTCTTTCTGTGTTAGCGGTCTGTTGGTTTCGAATACCGCATTGAATGTGTACTTTTCACCAAGTTCGATGGATTGGCGGTCAGTAATCCACCATTCCAACCCATCGAGTCGGCGAGATAGGTCTCCAAGAAGGAGATTGTTATCGCTTGAATAGATGGACACGATGATTCTCTGTAGCTTTTCAGTCATTCTTCTACCTCGCAGTCTGTATCATCGTGGACTTTTCTATCCCATTTACTTTCCCTGATAGGAGTTATGTGTTCAATCCATGATCGAAGTGAACCTCGCAATGCAGAAAGGTCGCTATCACCTAGACCTTCATCATCTAACAAGGTAAGAGTTCCAATCAAAGCCTTGGCTTGGGCTTTGGCTATTCTCTCAAGTCGTTTTCCGTGGTTCATTTGTTCACCTTCCAATGGATGGCAAGTGACTTGCTGAATGATTCCCATTTGCAATCGCAGATGCCACAGACATCTGAGTACTTGCAATCAGGTTGATGCGGATCGTAGAAGTACTCCATGCATTCGATGCAGTTGTTGTTCTCGTCATAAATGTTCATGCCAAGACCTCCTCAATGACCACCGAATCTTGAAGTTCGCCGCCGACAAGCCTTGATTCGATTTCGAAATCACCGGCATGGAACTTATCGAGTGCTTCCTCTCGACTCGAAGCCTCCAGCTCGAGGTCATACCAGCGTTCATACACATACTTCACTTTGAACTTAGGCATTACTTGATACCTCCTGTATCTGTATTCCTGCCAACTTCAACCAATGGTTGTAAGCATCTTCTGATAACTCATAGCGACAATATGAATCGCCAATCAACTTGTGAAGTTCCTTCACTTCATTGTTTAGGTCAGTCATTACTTGGTCTCCCTTACTACGACACAGATGTCTTCGCCTTCTTGCCAAGCAACTTCAGTCACTAGGTAAGAGAGTCTGTTTATCCAGCGATATCCGTTGTAAATCCAATCGCTATCTCCCTCAGAGACCCAAGTCCAAATCTGTTTAGGATCGAAGGTCTTCAACTTCTCAGCATCGTCATGGAACCAAGAGCCATCTTCGCTGGCGATTGGTTTGTACTTTGCTTCCCATTCTTTGTAGTTCATATCGAGGAAAGTTTCAGCTTTGTTCATTACTTTCCCTCCTCGAAGTAGCACTCGACCATACTGCCCCAGCAGTAGTGGTCTCCAACCCACCAAATGTGGGTCATTACATAATAGATAGCGATGATCCCGAGAAGTATTGCTACTGCACGAACTCGCTTTCCTCTCTTCGTTAGTTTCATATCTGTTCCTTTTCTCTAGTGGTCTGTCTCATCAGATGGGGTTGACCAGTTCCCCATGACCTCCCCGAAGGGAGGTTTCGACTTACGATGCTTGATTCCAATCGCAGTTCTTGCAGTAGTGCCACTTCGCTTCCCAATCAGAGACCCTTGCTTGGCAATCTGGAATCGCCACTCTCTTCCCATCCTTCATCACATAAGAGATGCAAGTTCTTTGAATCGAACCATCTGAGAAGAACATCATGTCGAACCATTGGTCGCCGACCTTGATGTTCTTGCGGTCAGTCATTCGAACTCTGTCGGGTTGGCAGATGTCCATGTGCTTTTCATAATCAGCATTCGTTGATGCTTCTGCCCAACAAGTTGAGCAGATGTAAGTCATTCCAGTTTTCATTTTCCAATCCTCCAAAGGTTTGCCTTGGTTGTTTCGACTAGCGTTTCGATTGCAGTCTTTCCTTCTGCAACCTCAGTTGGAGTCAGGTCAACCCATTCCTCTATGCCTTCCTCGACATCGGGTTCGAACCCAATGGCATCGGTGGTCAGGGTCAATGCCTTCTTCATATCTTCTGAGTAGACATAGACCACCATGCAGAACCCACCAGTCTGTTCGACTTGGCATTTGATGCCAGCATCTTCGAGAGCAAGAGCAAGTTCATTGCTTCCATCACTTTCAGCAACAGAAGAACATCGGCAGACATAACAACCGCCGTGTTCCATCCGTAGGAAGTTCCCATTCATATCGTGAACTTCATAATCAACCATGTGTGGATGTGCCACGAAATCTTTGCAAGGTGCAACAGATTCGTGGAATCTTTTTTCCTGTAGCTCGATTTGCATCTCTAACCTCACGCCCCCTTCTTCGATCCGTGGAGGAGTCGGTCTTCGTAAGCGGTGAGGAGTTGGTCAACTCCATCTTGTGCATCCCCGAACTCTGCAAGGAAGTCGCATTCCTCGCTGGAGTAGATAAATCGGATGTCGTAGCAGAGGGAATCTCCGTCATGGGTGGACTCCCCGATTTCCTTCTCTCCTCTGTAGATGTGGAGAGTGTGTCCAATCATTCCTCGAGAGTTCTCGAAGAGTCGGACTTTCTTTACTTCGTACATTCTGACCCTTTCTCTAGTGGTTTGTCTCATCAGTTCGGGGGGAACCACCCCACCGAAGACCCCCGAAGGGGTTTCGACTAACTCGCCATGTCCTCCCTTGTTTGTCGGTCGGTGTATGCCTTGACCTCGTAGAGGGTTTTCATGGGATCTTCTTCGGTTGCTTCTGCTATCTGTTCGACAAGATAGAGAAATGATTCAGTTTCTCCGAACTTCTCGAAGATTTGAGAAGCCAATCGGTGAACCAACTTCCACGAAGCGGATTCGTTTTCTTCTTCGAAGTAATGAAAGACATTTGAATCATCGAAGGAGAAGCAGTCACAATCTTCTTCATGCTTTGCACATGATTCCCCTCCATCGAAGAACTCTGAATATCTTTCCTCTGCTTCTTCGATTGTTTCGGCTTGAATGTCTAACGATTGGCAGACAATGAAAGCGGTGAAAGTTTTCATCGTGAAACCTCGACTAATCCTTTGCTATTCAATGCCCTTCTAACGATTCCCTGATGGCGTGAAGTAGTCACAGAAAACTTCTGTTTGACCATGTACCAACCAGCAGAAGAGTGCCAAGCGATTGGGGTTTTGTAAGACATGACCACGAAGTCAATCGAATCTCGAACTGCTTCATATTGTTCAATCTCTTCAGGGTTGAGCATTCCGTAGGTGTTGCTTCTTCCATCTATTGCCCACAATGCAGAAGCAAGAAACGCTTCTCGATTTTGGATTGCTTCGGATGCTTGGTCTTGGTTCTTGAGTTTCATTCTGATTCCTTTTCTCTAGGTCTCGAGGATGCCCTCGAGGGTTCCATTCTCCCATTTTCGGGGTCAGATTGGAAGCATTTCGGGAAGGGTTTTCCTGTAGCTCGAAGTCCAGCTCGAGGGGTTCCAAGCGTGGAACTGCTTCCCCTTGGGGTCTGCCAAGCGTGGAGGGTTCTCGATCCTTGGCGTGGATGCTTTGCGATCCGTGGCGATGGTCTGCCCAATGGGTCAAAGGTTGAAGGTCTGCCCTGCCAGTTCTGCCCCCTGCCCCTGACCCCTGCCCCCCCTGCCAAGTACTGAGGCGGTTGGTTAGTTGGGGAACTTTGAAAGGTGCCTAGTTCCTGAGGGTCTGCCATGCCCTGCAAGTCTCCACAAAATGCCCCCAAACTGGTCGCCGATAATATGCATTATGTAAACTAGCTGGTTCGACACGCCCCGGCAAAATGACCCGAGTGCTTTATATGCCACCACCCTGTGTATATATGTACCCACTCTAAAATTTTTGATAGGATCCGAGACAGTAAAACCGCAGGTCAAAGCCATATTTGACTGCATTGGATAGACTGTGAGGTAAATCACACCCCTTAGGGTGGGATAAACACCCCTTATCCCGGCTTATACATAGTAGGAGGATAATTACCGACCAAGGTAATTAGACGACCTACACGCCCCTAGGGGGGCGTAGGGAGCTTCTAGCGACCGAAGACCCCCTAACACACTCATAGTTGAGTGTGGACAGGTCTGTCGTTTTCTGTATCCACAGGTTTATCCACAGACCGTGGATCCAATGAAAAGACACCGAGGAATCCAATGAATAAACGGCAAGAAGAAGCCGCCAAGACTAAAGCGAAGGTGCTTGGCTACATCACCCAAGGCTATACAGTCGAAGAAGCCATGAGGGCTGTCGGCAAATCGGTCAAACTCTGGGAGTACTACCGATCCACCGATAAAGAGTTCAAAGAGAACGCCGACAAGATTCGTGCCGCCAGAGTAACTAAAGGCCGTACCCAATCTGAGGAATCTCTCACCAAAGGTTTTCGTGATTTCCGCAAGGAGTACCTAGACTCCGAAACTTTCGACCACCAGATGAACATCATCGATCTACTGGAAGGTCGTGACCCAGCGTGGATCCACAGCTCCATGCAGTATGAAAAGGGTCGCCCCCAATATGTCTTGGTCAATGTTCCGCCTGAACACGCCAAGTCGATGACTACCTCGATTGACTACCCGGTCTACCGGATCTGTATGGATCCCAATGTCCGAATCATGATTGTCTCGAAGAGTCAACAGAAGGCAACAGAATTTATCTACGCCATCAAGCAAAGACTTACCCACCCCGGCTGGCAAAAGCTACAACTTGCCTACGCTGCTGGTTCTGGCTTCAAGTCCAAATCTGCTACATGGCAAGCAACACAGGTTTACCTCGGAGATGAACTCCGTGACTCCGATCAGAAAGACCCTACCCTTCAAGCCATTGGTATTGGAGGTCAGGTCTACGGTGCGAGAGCAGACCTGATTATTCTCGATGACTGCGTAACTATGAGTAACGCTCACGAGTATGAGAAACAGATTCGTTGGATCCAGCAAGAAGTTTTAACTCGTCTTGGGCCCACCGGAAAGCTTTTAGTTTTAGGAACCCGAGTGGATTCCATCGACTTGTATAGGGAACTCCGTAACGGAGAACGCTACCCAACAGGTCAATCTCCGTGGACATACCTAGCCATGCCGGCGGTTCTTGAGTTCGGTGAAAGCCCGAACGACTGGAAAACCCTCTGGCCAAAATCAGACCGCCCATGGCAAGGTTCCGAAGAAGAACCAGATGAGAGTGGTTTATATCCTCGCTGGGATGGACACCACCTTTCAATGCGTAGATCAGCCCTCGATCCGAAAACATGGTCGATGGTTTATCAGCAAGCAGATGTTGATGAAGATTCGACATTTAATGTCACCTGTGTAAAAGGCTCCGTAGATCGTATGAGAATGATTGGGCCTTTGGTTTCTGGAAACCCCGGACACCCAGAGGAGACAGAAGGATTTACCATCGTTGCAGGGCTTGACCCAGCAATCGTTGGTGATACAGCGGCCGTAGTAATGGCTATAGATCGCCGCCGTAAAAAGCGTTATGTACTTGATGCGGCAACTATTACTCGACCTTCGCCACAAGCGATCCGTGATCTCATCACAATTTCAGGGCTACCTGACACAAGATGAGAATCTACGGATGTGGTTAGCCAACCGTGGAGTGATGCTCCGGGAACATACAACATCTCGCAATAAGTGGGATGTCGGCTTCGGTGTGGCAGCTATGGCACCTCTCTTTGGATCAGCAGATCCTCAAGGGAAGCACCGTAGAGATAATCTAATTCACCTTCCATCGGATAGAAACGAAGGCGTTAGATTACTAATCGACCAACTTGTCACTTGGTCACCAGAGACAAAGAACAAAACCGACTTGGTTATGGCACTTTGGTTCTGTGAGATTCGTGCCAGAGAGATCTGTCAGTACGGAGATTACGGTGGCAAGTTTATGAGAAATGAGTTTTTAACTCGATCAGACCAGAATCGTCAGATGGTTGTAAACCTAGACGAGTGGGCTGCTAGTAGAAGAATCGGTTAAAGGAGACTAAATGCTTACTCCACAGGAAGTAGCAGCAAAGGTACAACGGCTAAAGCACCGTAACATGGATCGTGATCGCCGTATGTCCGATGTACTTGCTGTACGCCAAGGAAAGATGCAGGATGTTTTCTTTGGTCAATTCTCTGATGAATATCCAAAACCACTTATCGCAAACATGGTGGATATCGCAGCTCGTGACCTAGCGGAAGTCACAGCCCCACTCCCTGCAATCAACTGCTCTTCATCTAACATGACTAGCGATGCTGCAAGGCGTAAATCGGAGATCCGTACACGCATTGCAAACCATTACGCTAACAAATCAGACCTACAACTACAGTTCTATAAGGGTGCAGACTGGTATTACACCTATGGATTCTGTGCAGGTATCGTTGATATTGACTTTGAAACCGATACTCCACGCATTCGTTTGCTCGATCCATTCGGTCTTTACTATGACAAGGATCGATTTGGCAATGTAACTTGCGTTTCTCAAACCATCATCATGGATGTTGAGTCAATTATCTACCAGTATCCAGAGCATACAAACAAGATTAAGCAGAAGTATCGTGGTCAGAACGCCAATGTAGCGATGATTCGTTACCACGATAAGTACCAAGACATGATCTTTATCCCAGATCTTGACAATCTGGTTCTCTCAAATACCCCAAATGTCATCGGTCGAGTACTCGTTGACATTGCAGAACGCCCAACTGTTGACGGTCAAGCTCGTGGTCAATTCGATGATGTGCTTCCAGTACAGATGGCTAAGGCTCGTTTTGCTCTTCTACAACTAGAAGCAGCGAAGAAATCAGTAGAAGCACCGATTGCTATCCCACCAGATGTCCAAGAATTTGCTCTTGGCCCTGATGCATTGCTTCGTTCTAACACTCCAGAAAGAATCCGCCGAGTTCCAATCGAACTTCCTAGTGGAGTATTCGCAGAATCATCTAATCTTGAACGAGAACTTCGCATGGGATCTCGTTATCCAGAAGGTCGTACAGGTCAGATCGATGCATCTATCGTTACTGGTCGTGGTGTACAGGCTCTTATGGGTGGTTTTGATTCACAGGTCAAGGCTGCACAAGCAGTATTCGCTAGATTCCTGATCAATCTTATCGGTATTGCATTTGAGGTAGACGAGAAAGTCTTCCCTAATGATCGAAAAGTTATTCGTGGAACCGATGACGGTACACCTTTCGAACTAAACTACACACCATCTCGTGACATCAAGGGTGATTACACCGTAGATGTTCAGTATGGTCTCATGGCTGGACTTGATCCTAATCGTGCAGCTATCTTCGGATTACAACTTCGTGGTGACAAACTCATCAGCCGTGATTTCCTACGCCGTAATCTTCCATTCTCTATCAATGTCACACAAGAAGAACAAAAGGTTGATATCGAAGATCTTCGTGACTCTCTACGCAACGCCGTATCGCAATATGCAACGGCTATTCCAATGCTTGCAACACAAGGTGGCGACCCAACAGAAGCGGTTAAACGAATCGCTGACATTATCCAAGGTCGTCAAAAGGGTGAAAGTTTGGAGCAGATTGTTTCTAAAGCATTTGCTCCGCAGGAACAGCCAGCGGCGACTGCGATGGCCCCCGGTGCTTCGCAACCATTACCCCCTGAAATGATGGGTATGGTTCCGGGAGCGGCCCCGGCCGCTGGCTCCCAAATGGTGGCTGGCCCCGGTCAGTTCTCAAGACGGACAGATCTAGCACAAGGCGGATCTCCGCAAATGTCACAACTATTAGCAGCCCTAACTGGGGCCGCTTAAACGAACAAGGAGGAAATATGTTCGGAGTCAAGAAAGGCAAAGTAGCCCCAGCACCAGTCAAGGGCCCTATTCAGGGTGCTTCGTCTGCAAAGGGAAAGTCTGCAATGCAGAAGCTTGGTGAAACAGGCAAGCCAGCAAAAGCTGGTGGAAAGAAAGTTAGTTAATAACGCTTAGAAAGGTCGGGCTATGGATCACGATCAAGAGTTTGATGACATAGACGATATGTTTATCTTAGCCCGACCTGCTAAGAAAATAGATTTTTTATACGCTTTTGTTGCATTGATGTACAACATCAGCGTTTCATTTACAGAATTTTTCTCTCTTCTCTCAAGAATCGTACATTCACATTCCGTGAACGAAGCAAAGAAGCGTTATATGTGGGAGAAGTTGTCCAAAGATATTGAAAAAATGGAGGCTAAGAAAGATGGCTGAGTACACAGGAAGACAAGCAGCTCAGTACATCCCGGGTGGAGCATATGGTGAGGGTTCAGAACTCATGTCATTGCAAACTGCACCGGGTGTAAACCTTGCAGCCTCTGAAGTTTCTGCTGAACAAATGGGTGCAGTTGCTAACGCTGTTCCAGTTCAGAGACCAACACTAAGTCTTACAACACCTAATCCAGACAAAGATGTTCCTATTACTGATGGTGCATCGTTTGGCCCGGGTCGTGGCCCTGAAGTTTTACCAACTCCACCTTTGGCACAAGACCCAACTGCTCAACTGATCATGTCGCTGGCAGAACTGTATCCAGATCCAGATCTCACTCGACTTGCCCAGCGAATTAAGGCAGAGGGTCGTGCTTAATGGCAGGAGTCGGCGGAGTTAAAGGTACAGGAAGTCTGCCGAGTGTAGTTGGAAACATTCCACTACCCGGAACTCCTGAATATGATGTTTACAGAAGGCAGCAAGAGAGCCGCTACCTCAACCCACAATTTGCACAGCAAGTTGCTGGAATGGCAAAGGCATATCCAAATGCTTCGCCGGGTGTAGTTATAGGTCTTGCTAAATCTGGTGCAATTCCTTATGGAAACACAGCTACTGCTGCTGCAACCATGGATGGTGAAGCACTCATCGATCAACAGCGTGAAGCAGCCAAGGCTGCTGCTGCTAAGTTGCGTGAGCAGAACAAGACACCTAAGGGATCACCTGCCGACTTTCTTGCACCACTAACTCGTACAGCATTCATGCTTTTGTCTACACCATTCGAAATGCTCGAAGCAAGCGTTCGTAATGCTGTAGCAGGTAGACCATTTTCAAATACTTTTGACGAGACACAAACTGGTCAAGCACTTAATCAATTCTTTAGAACTGGTCGTGTTGATGTCGGTACTGGTTTTCTTGGAACAGATGTAACCTCTGAAGTAGGTAAGGCACTCCTTGCAGCAAAGATTGCTGCTGGCCCAAAGATGAAGGGTGGAGTTCCTTGGACTTATTCCACAGGACTTACTCAAGCACTCTTTGACGATCCAGAAACTAAGGCTGCTAGAACTTTCCAAGCAGTATCTGGATTCGTACTTAACCTTGCTGCTGACCCATTGACTTATGTTCCCGGTGTTGGTTTACTCAAGATCGGTAAAGAAGCAGGTAAGTTTGGTGTAACACTTCGTATTGGCCCTAAGGCAGCAGCTCGTGCAGCCGAAGCCAAGAAGGCTCCAATCAAGGCTGTGGCTCGTGAAGCAGAAGAGATATTGCCAGAACTTGCAAAGGTTCGTGCAGGTAAGAAGGCTGCATCTGGTGATCTTCGTATGCTCGAAGGTGACTTGATCAAACTTCAAGATGATTACCAAGCATTGCTTCCAGAGTTATCTCGTAATCGAGATCTTGTATACCAAGCAAAGTGGGATTCAGATCTACTCGATGCTACCTATGGTGACCTCGCTGGAAAGCGTAACGATCTTTTCTCTGCTCTCAAGTCTGAGACTTCTCGATCTGAAGCACTCGTTGGAGATAAGCGTAAGGCTGAAGAGTTAATTGCATTCCGTCTTGAACTCAATAATGCTGGTCGTGCAGCAGAAGTTCAAAGCGTTCTCGATAAAGGTTTTGATGTAGTCACTCAGTCTGCTGAAACTCTTGCTCGTCAAGAGCAGTTGGCTCCCGGACTTATCCACACAGTTGAAGAAGCAGCACTCAAGAAGGGTGCAAGAGCTGCAACTCAAGGTATCCGTGATGGTGCAGATGTTGTAGTTCGTGTTGCTGCAAAGCAGAAGCCACGACTTATCAAGTGGTCTGGTCTTATCAAGGCTGGAGATTCTCCACAGGCTACTCGAGTTGGTAACGAAATTGGATCCAATCTAATTGATGTTGGAACAGCAGCAGGTATCCAAGAAGCAAAACTTCAAAATGTTCTTGATGTTATCGATACACCGGGTGCAACACACGGAGATCTAGTAGCAGCAGCTCAACGAGCAGGTGTTACGGATCAGTTATATCTGGCTTATGAAAGATCAGGTATCCAAGGTTTTAGTAATGTTGGTGCAACTCGTGGTATGGGTGGTGGCGGATTCGCTTACTTCCCACGAACAGTTGATCCATTCGATGCTAAGTTGACAGACTTTGCTCGTCTTCAGGCTGATGCTATTGCATCTCCAGATGTTCGTGACTTTGGTCTACAGGCTGATACAACTCGCATGGGTATCACCCAGCAGGTTCAAGGACTTACTGAAGCAGCAGCGACACCTCGACTTACTGTTCAGCAACAGATTGCTAACCTCGACACACAGATTTCTGAAGTCGAGAAGGTTAAGGTTTTACTTAACGAAGAATATACCAAGGCTAACAAGTCTTATCTTGATAACCTCAAGATGATTGAAGATCGAATCAAGGAGCAAAAGGCTCTACTTGAAAAGATCACAGAGACTAAAGGTGCAGAACGACTAGCTCTTGAAGCAGAGTTTGGTTTGATGTCTGTTGGTGAGAAATCACTTCTCAATTATCAGCAAGCAGCCAAAGCATTCTTTGGCCCATTGGGTCAGAATGTTGCAAAGATGGTTGCTGTTCACTTTGGCCCAGATGACTTCTATGATGTCTGGCGAGCATTCAATGGCGATCTCACAGTAGATACAGCCAAGCGACTTGCCGCTGCTACATCTGAGAAGGAAGTTCTACAGATCCTTGCTCGTGAAGCAGGTCTTGATATCTCAACAGGTACTCGTCTTGGTCTTGCTTCTCAGTCTCGTGCATTAGAGTTCAAGTCTGGAATCTATTCTCCAAACTCACTCAAGTTGCACCATGCATTGTTTGAGAAGTTCTTCCTTGATGTAACCGCTAAAGGTTTTGCCAAGGTTAAGGACAGTCCTCTAGGTCGATTTGCACCTACTAAGAATTTGATCCATCTCGATGATGTTGATGAACTTGTTCGTCAGATGAATGACACATTGCCGTTCCTAAAGGCTTCTCCAAGTCTACAAAAGGATTCAGTCAAGGCAATGATGTCTGCGACTACATCCACCGAAAGATTCAATATCTTCATCGACACGATCAAGTCATTGGTCAAAGAGAAGGCACCGAATCTAACCGAAGAGCAGTTGAAACTTCTTGATGATGCAGCACGAGTATTCAAGAAGGAACAAGATGCTAACAGAAGGTTTTTGGCACAAGTTGATGGAAATACAGCCTCAACCGTTGAACACATCATCGATGGACAGAAACTCAAACTTTCCCCACTTGACCCACTACTCGACTCTCAGTTGGCTAACTTTGTTAAATGGCCTGACCTCGATGCCTTCCGCCAGATATCTGGAAAGACTCGCTTCCTCTCAAGGAATGCATCAGCCCAACAGTTCCGAGCAGTAAGCACAGATCTTTTCGATTCATTCTTCAAGCAGACAGTTCTTGTATATCGTGTCTCTTATGTTCTAAGAAACATCGGTGATATGCAGGTTCGTGCATACCTTGGTGGATCATCAACATTGTTTAACCACCCATTGCAGTTTATCGGTATGATGCTTGGTAACCCAGCAGGTACAAGATCAAAGAAGTTCCTAAGTCAGTTCTCTCGATTCGATAAGAATGTCTTCGGTACTCGCTTTGATGAACTTGCTAAAGAAGTAGACACAGCATCTTTCAAGGGTTCACTCCTATCCGATGCAGATCAGTTTGCGGCGATGATGACTCGTGGCATGGGTATGGGTGTTGGTCAAGGAACTATGTCCTTGTCTCAAGCACTTCGTACTGGTATGCGATTCATTGACTCCACCGAAAAAGGATTCAATCGTGCATGGGCTGGAGCAATCCTTCAGTACCGTGAATCATCTCTTGCTCGTCTAGCAGCAGGTGGACTTGAAGGTGGACTTACTCAACCGGGTGGAGTATTCAAGCCTTGGTTCTCAGAAGCACCAGAGTTTATTATCAAGAAGCAAGCACAAGGTTTCGATCTATCTCGTGACTACTCACGAATCATTATCGACTTCATGTTTGAAACAAAGCAAGGTCGACTACTTCGTGAACAGATTGCTAAGGTCGATGAGACTAATCGTGCATTGTTACTTTCACCTGATGAAGCAGTAGCCAAGAAGGCTATGGCTGCATACTTTGATACCGTCAATAAGGGTATTGATAACCTTGCAGCAGGTCGTCAAGAGCTTCGTGACTTCATCTCTGGTAAGCAGATCCGTGATATCAAGGGTGATGTACAGAAGTTCGATCCAAAGGGTACAACTGCTAAAGATGTATGGCTTGGTCGAATCCTCAAGGATTACCGCCAGACCACAGATGTCTCATCTGCTATTGGTCAGTTGAAACTTCCTGCCGATGATATTCGTGCAGTTGCTTCTCTTCGTGGTCAATGGGATAAGGGTGCAAACCTATTCTTCCGTCTATCTGCACAACTCGAAAAGAGAGCAGCACTTGGCCCAGAGTTCCAGCAACAGTATTGGAACGGCGTAGCAGATAACTTCAACTTGTTATCTAAGGCAGAAGCAGAAGATATTCTCAAGGTTGCAGAACGAGAACTTCGTGACATCAAGGTATTTGGTATCAAATCTGGTACCACTAACCCAGCGTTGGTTCGTATGCGTGAGGCAGTCAAGACACTTGATGATCGAGGTCTTACAAAGACTGATATCGATGCTATCGGTCAGCGTTATGCTGCCGATCAGGTTCGTAAACTTTATTACGATGCAACTCGCCAGAAGCAGTATGCGGCTCAGTTCCGTTTGGTTGCACCGTTTATTCAAGCATGGGCAAACACCATTGGTGTATGGAGCAAGTTGATTACTAAGGATGTGGCTAACACATTCCGTCTTCAAGGTAAGGCTCGTACCTATAAGGCTGCTAATGCTTTTGAGTTTTTGACTCATCCAGAGACTGGTGTTATCTACGAGTGGACTAACTCTAACTGGTCAGATCCATCACAAGGATTTATCTATAAGGATCCAACTTATGGAGATCCAAGATTTGTTATGCCACTTGCTGGCAACATTCTTGGTGCAATGCTTGGAACAGTCACAGGTGAGAAGGTTCCGGGTATGCCGGTATCTCTCTCGATCCCATCTCTGAACCTTGCTTTCTCTAACGAGTTATTGCCGGGTGTAGGCCCTGCTATTCAGCTCTCCTTAGGTCGATACATCAAGGATCAGAACGGCTGGATTGCAGACCAACTACGAGACATCATTTACCCATTCGGGGCCCCAGAGGGCAAGGTAGGTCTCATTGAGACCTTCACCCCAGCATGGGCTTCTCGTATCCTCTACGGCCTTGGTATGGACTCCTATGAGGCAAAGAATGTCTCTACCCTTCGACCATTGATGGCATACCTTGCATCTACTGGTGAGTACGGAGACTTCCCTCTTGACGGTCAATCTCAGGCTAGATTGCTTGAAGATGCTGGTCGAGTCAACCGAGTCCTTGCCTTATGGCGTGGTATTACCCAGAACCTTTCTCCCGGAGCTATCTCTCCACAGATCCTTGCTAAAGACAAGGAAGGGGAGTTCCATGTACAGGCATTGATGTTCAATGACTTCATCCAGATGAGAGCTAACAACCCAGATAGTTACGAACTAGCGGTTGCTAAGTGGGCAGAAAAGTATGGCTACAACGCATTGTTCTCATTGGTATCTGGAACTCGTGGTGGTATTACACCTACTGATGAAGCATGGCAGTTCTATACATCGAACCGTGATGATGCAAACCAGTTCCCAAATGCGTTTGCCCTCTTCTTCCCCGGTGGACAATACTCACAAGAGTTTGCAAAGTGGCAAGAACAGCGTGGACAGCGATTCCGTCTATCACCTGCCGAAATGCAGATGGAAGCGGCTCGATATGTTTACACGGCTCGTAAGGCTAAACTTCAACAAGATATGACAACAGCCATTCAGCAAGGTGCAGAACCTAAGATGGCTAATCAAGTTTACTTGACGATGAAGTCAGCACTCGATGATGAGTTTGGTGGACAACCAGACTTCAGAGCTGCTGGTGTTCCTCGTGAGACACTCGTCAAGGAAGTAACTGCTGCACTAGATAATCCAAAGTTTGCAGAGACTGAATCAGGTAAGGGCTTGGCTAAGTTCTTGCTATATCGTCAAGCAGCATTGGAATCTGTGGCACAAGCAGGATTCAAGACTCTTACTGGAAAGTCAGTAGCCAATGTGGCTGAATGGCTCAACCAATCTGCTTATCAAGTTATCGCTGAACACCCAGAGTTCTCTGTAATGTACTGGCGTGTATTTGCTACCGAGACAGGAAATAGTTAATGGCTGATATAGACAAAGACGGTATCCCGGATTCGATTGATCCGAATCCAACGGTGCCAGATAAGAATGCTCCTGTCATTCAAGCACCTGCGGTCGGAGCTAATCCGTATGCACGATCTTCTGCATTCCCTGCAAAGGGTACAAATGTTTTCAGACCCGGCGTTACCTATGTCGATCCAAAGACAGGTAAGAAGACTGATGTCACAGGTAAGTTCTTTACAGCCCTTTACTCTGGAACAAACGAAGAAGCGATTGCTATCAAGAATACTGACTTCCTAACTACAGCCGATCAGAACCAAATCAAATCTTTAATGGTTCAAGGTGGCTTCCTCAACAAGTCTGATTTCCAGACTGCCTATTGGGGTCAGAAAGATACTGAAGCGTTTCGTGAACTTCTTGCAGAAGCAAACTCTGCTGGTGGTATGTCATACCAAGAGATGCTTAAGATGATTGCAAGTGGTGATGCTGGTCGTGGTCAGCAAGGCCCAACTAAGAATATCTCCTACAACATCTCTGATCCAATAGCAGCTCGAGGAATCGTACAGAGTGGATTACGAGCAATCCTTGGTAGAGATCCATCTGAGAAGGAAAGCAAGATGCTTGTGAAAGCATTGAACGCTGCCGAAAGAGAGAATCCATCTGTGACAACACAGACCATGGTAAGCCCGGGTGTCTACAGTTCAACCACTACTGGTGGTCTTAATGCTGCTGGAACCCAGCAACTTATCGAAGAAACCGTTATGGAAAATCCTGCTTTAGAAGCAGAAGCAGTTGACAAGAGACTCAACTCCTATGGCGATGTTATTGGAAGATTGGCAGGTGAGTTCTAATGGCTGAAGATCTATTTAAGTTAGAAGAACAGAGATATAACTTCACTAGAATGCTTGGTGAAGCCAAAGCCAAGATGGATTCATCTAAGGTTGGATCTACTGCATATAAGGCTGCTAAGAAGAATTACGATACCGCTAAGGCTGCACTTCCGGGTATTGAATCCAAAATTAAGAAGATTAAGTCTGATGCTGAAAAGGCTAAATCTGACAAGAAGACATCAGACAAACTTAAATCTCTTCAAGAGAAGAAGCAGCGTTTAGTCGATCAAGGCCAATCAACCGCAGATGTTGATGCTGAAATTGAAAAACTTCAACCAAAACCTGCACCTGTTACTGCCGATGGTGGAGTTTCAATGGGTAGTAGACCATTTGGTGGTCAACCATTAGCCACTAATGTTGCTGGAGATCAGACCGTAACACCAGATGTTACAGTTGATTCAAGTGGTAACAAGAAGGTTAATAACACTAGCGGTAACATTGTTTACAAGGGTAAAGGAAGCGACAAAGATCCTTTAACTAAAAATGGTACTCCTTTTACAGGTACATACCAAGGCAAGAAGTACACCAATGGTGTTCTTACAAAAGCCGAAGAAGAGGGAGCAGGTCTTACTGCCAAGCAGGAAGCAACACTTGGTACCTATGGATCGAAGTATCTTCTTGAGTATTTCAAGTCCAACTATCCAACGATTTACAACAAGCTTATTGACTTTGCTAAGGTTAATGAATCCACAGCCAATGTCGAAGGATTCCTTCGCAATACCACTTGGTACAAAGATGTAAACCAGAGAGTCAATGCCACTATCGGTGGATACTCATTGGCTAACGGTGTAACTCTTACATCAGATCAACAGACTGCATTTAGAGATCAACTCCTTGCCAAGGTCAAGGATCGTGAAGAGATTCAATATGACATCCGTTTGATGTCTATTCAGAAGTTCCAACTTGATACAGTCAAGCCAGATGTAGCCCGAGCAATGAGGGCAGGTCTTGATTTCAATCAAGCAGCAGCCGACTATATTGAGATCTATCGGACTAACTTCCAGATTGCAGCTTCTCAGTTTACGGTCAATGACCAACTCTTCCAGAGCCTTCTAACCAAGTCATCAGACCTTGGAGACTTTACTAAGCAACTTCGCCGTACTGACAAGTACTTATCACAGCCACAGGTTCAACAGCAAATCAATGCTAATAAACTCATGGTTCAGACTAAGTACCGCCAGTATGGTTTGAGCATTACAGATGAAGCAGCAAACAACCTTGCTAAGAATGTTTTCCTTGGCGACTCTAACAATGAGCAGATTGATGAGAACCTTCGTCAGCAAGCCATCGCTGCTTTCCCAGCATTCCGTGATCGAATCCTTAATGGAGAATCTCCACTATCCATTGCAAGTCCTTACATCCAAGCAATGGTTCGTATCCTTGAGATCCCAGAAGGTGGTCTCGATCTGGAAGATCCAACCATCCGTAAAGCTATGCAAGGCAAAGCAATTACGGATGCTAAAGGTAATTCAACTTCTTACGAAACCGTTCCGTTGTGGATGTTTGAGCAGGGCCTATACAAAGACAGTCGTTGGCAGTACACATCTAACGCTAGAGGTAAGGCAGACACAATCACACTACAACTGAAAGAAATGTTAGGACTATAAGACATGGCAGAAAGAGTCACGGCTAAGAAAGGCGATACCCTCTCTGGTATTGCTAAGGCAAACGGTACTACTGTTGCACAAATTCTTGCAGATAACCCAACACTTGCAGCTCGTGCATCTGCTGGTCAGACAGTTCTTTATAGTGGTACAAAGGTAAAGATTACTGCACCTGATACAGCAACAAACCCTTATGGTGCAAGTCAAGCAGGTACTGGTGCAGGTCTTGGTACTGGCTCTAATCCTATTTCAAATGTAGCAAGTACATCTGGTGTGTTTGATCCCGGTTCATTCCGAATGTTTGAGAATGCTCCAGACAAAATTACAGATGTAACTGGCGTAACTCCCACAGGTGGTACTGGTGGTACAGGCGGTACAGGCGGCGATGGTGGTACTGGTGGAGATGGTGGTACTGGCGGTACTGGCGGTACAGGAGGTACTGGCGGTACTGGCGGAAAGAAAATTGTTTCTCGAGTTACAAATGCTGATGGAACATACTGAAGTAATTGGAACCCCTACAGGTAAAAAAGTTGTTAGAACTGAAATCCTTGGATCTGGTGCAAATCGTGTAATTCGTACCTATTATGATGATGGAACATTTAGCGATACTCCATCACCAGATAGTTCAACTGGTGGAATGACACCAGAAGATATCCAAAAAGCAATCGATGCTGCTATTGCTAAAGCAACAGCAGGATTCGAAGCACAACTTAAAGCACAGCAAGCAGCAGCAGATAAGGCTCGTCTCGATCAGTTAGCCAAAGAACGCAAGTCTGCTTATGACATCATTACAGAACGATTCACTCAAATGGGTGTTCCAGAGTTTGGAGATGTTATTGCCAAGATCTTCCGTGGTGAAGGTGTAGACCGCAGGGGCAATAAGTTTGACGAAATCCCTACAACCTCAGAAGGTTTCTATCTACAGTTAATCCAGACCCAGCCATACTATGAAAGATTTGGTCAAGTAAACGAAGCTCGTTTGGCTGCTGGTTATCGATCATTAGATGAGAAGACAATCGTTGGAATGGAAGATGAATACCAGAAGGTGCTTACTTCATACAATGCACCAAAGGGATTTTACGATCAGACCAAAGACTTCCAGATGTTCCTAAAGAACAACTACACAGCAGTCGATGTATCAAATGTATTCCAAGCATATAGAGACTTTGTGCAGTCAACTAATCCAACAATTCGTGGACAACTTCGTGACCTTTATGGAATCAACGATGATATGTTGACAGCATACTTTGCTGACCCAGAGAGAGGTCAGCCAATCCTTGAGTCAATCACCGGTAAGAATCTCAATACTGCCGCTGCATTGCTAGAAGGTTTGACTAAGGAACAAGCAGATATTGCACAGCAATACGGTGCAGGATCTCTTGCCTATGGAACTCAACGCCAGAAGTATTCACAAGTTTCACAGAACATCCAGCAATACGGAAACCTTGCTGAGATCTATGGTGAGAACTTCGGAGCCAAGGAAGCCATTGCTGCTGAGTTCGGTGCAGATACTGCATCACAGCAAATTATGGAAAGACTAAAAGCAACTAACCTTGCACAGTTCTCTGGCACCTCAGGAGTAGGTCAAAGAGCATTGAGGCAAAGGGCCCAATAATTGAATGACAGGGTGATTGGCAATCATCTGGGTTCGAGACCCAGACACCCACTCCATCTCTTGAAATGCCGGAACTTGAGGTGAGTATTAGCCCGGAAGTTGGAGCCAAGTAGATTCCCCGATCTATTTGAGGCCAGCGACAAACAAACAAAAAGGGAGTAGGACAAATGTCCAATTACGAATACGATGAGGATGACTTCGAAAACGAAGGTCAAGAAGATAGCTTCACCAACCTACGCAAAGCAAATAAGCAAAAAGACAAGCAACTGAAGGAAATTCAGGCAGAGCTTGCCGAACTGCGTAAGGAAAAACGAGATCGAACTATCAAAGAAACCTTGTCGGCTCGAGGAGTGAATCCGAAGATTGCTTCATTCATTCCGCAGGACATCGACCTCACGGAGGAATCGTTGTCGAAATGGCTTGAAGAAAACGGAGAAGTCTTCGGTGTCTCAAGTCAAAGTTCAAATCAACCAAACCCAAACTTGCCAGAAGGTTTCAAGGAAAGCTACATCAAGGCTCAGTCAACAGTCGATGCCGGTCTCACAGCCGACAGAGAACGATTGATTCAAGCCCAGATGGAAGAAGCTGCTGCAAAGGGGCCAGAAGCCCTCAAGCAACTCTTTGCTGATCTAGGTAAGCAGGGTTACTAACCCATAGAAAGGTGGTAGTGCCAAATGGCAACTACACAAATCTCTGGTCTAGGCAACCTCGTAGTCAATGCATATGACACATATGTTCGTGCTGCACTCCGCTCACTTCCTGTTATGCGTTCTGTTGCAGATCTACGCCCTGTCTCTATGACCAACCCGGGTACAACTCTCAAGTTTGCCGTTTACGACAACTTGACTGCTGCTACCACAGCTCTAACCGAAACATCCGATGTAACTCCAGTTGCATTGGGTAACCCATCTCAAGTTACTGTAACTGTTACCGAATACGGTAATGCAGTTGAGCAAACTGAGAAGGTAAACCTTGCAGCATTCTCTGACATTGACACAATGATCGGTGATGCTATTGCATACAACGCTGCCGATACTCTCGACAAGCTTGTTGCTACTGCCCTTACAGGCGGAACTGTTGTTAAGTACGGCGGAACTCGTACATCAACAGCAACTCTTACAGCATCTGATGTTCTTTCAACAACAATGCTTCGTAAGGCTCAGACCACCCTTCTTGAGGCATCAGCACAGCCTCGTATCGGTGATCTTTACACCTTGTTCATCCACCCTCGTCAGGCTTTCGACCTTCGTGCCGAAACCGGATCAGGCGGATTTGTTGACATTCACAAGTACACAACCGAGAATGTTGGCAACCTATTGACTGGCACCATCGGTGTTCTTGAAGGATTCCAAGTTGTTCAGACAACTCGTGTTCCTTCTGCTGCTGAAGGTGCAGCATCTGCAACTGTTTACAAGGCTGTTGCAGTTGGTAAGGAAGCTCTTCTTGAGGCTAATGTTTATGATGTACAAACCGTCATTGCACCTCAGATCGACATCCTTCGCCGTAAGTCAGCACTCGGCTGGAAGTACTTCGGTGGCTGGGGCATCTTCCGTGATGCAGCAGTTTGCCGTTTGGAAACTGGTGCATCTGCTCTTTAATCGGAGCTAATTAGTTGAGGGGGTGGGGCAACTCACCCCCTCTCTACTAAAGGAGAGAAATGGCAACTTATACCTTTTACCCACCGCAAGTGATGGAAGGTTTCCCACTACGAGACAAGTGGTGGAGGAGAGTTGTATCTCCACGAGGAGTGGCAGTCTTGATTGATGGATCAACTGTGACTACATCTCGAGCAGTAACTGAAGATGAATTGAAAGACTACGATTATGTCTTCCTCGGTGGAAGAAGCCATGTCGTAAGCGAAGCGGTTAAAGATGTTTTGGTAGGTCTTGGATATACAATAAAGACTCAAGCAGAAGCCGATGCAGCATCGGATGAAGCACATAGTGGATTTCTAGTATTGAGGTCATAATGCCGTGTAGAACAGGTTGCCCCACACAAGATCACGAAAACTGGGGAGAGTGCCTAAGAGCTTCAGGTCTACAAGTTAATACAGGTGATGCCAATAGCAGGAGAACGATGTCTCAGAAGTCTTGGGATGCAGAACTCAATGCTTACAAGTCAGCGATTGACCAAGGCATTGAACCAGCAACAACGAATATGAAAGACATTCGAGGAGCTGTTGAGTTATCGAATATGGCTGGTAAAGCCTTCGATGCCAACACCAATAGTTTTAAGGAATAGACATGACAACCATCGTTGGAATCCAAGGCAAAGGCTGGGGCCTTATAGCAGCGGATTCCTTGATGGTGGCAGGTGGCCAGAAGTTCATAGCAACTGGTATGGATAAGGTCATAGAAAAAGGCGAGTATGTATTTGCCTTTGCTGGCGATGCAATCGCCGGGGATATAGCAAACTTTAGTTGGACTCCACCGAAGATACCTAAGGTGGTCAACTTAGATAAGTTTATGATGACGGATCTTCTTCCATCACTTCGTCAAGCGTATGCAGATTATGGATACGATCCTTCTCCAAAGAAGGAAGATGGAATGCCTAATGAGGATGCTGGCTTTGATGCCCTTATATGTATCCGTGGCAGGATCTATCAGATAGACAATGACTTCTCTTGGTGCAGAGATGATCGAGGAATATATGCAGTTGGATCTGGTGGATCCTATGCAGCAGGTTCTCTATCAAGAGCTACGATTTCAATAACGAATACAAAAGTAGCGGCCAATGAGGCCAGAAAAGCAATAGAGATTTCCGCTTCGTTTGACATAAACACAGGTGGAAAAGTCAAGGTAATCACTCAAAGGGAGAAGGCAGATGTCAGCAAAAGGCGAAAAGTACAAGTCCAAAAAGGCAAAGATGAAGCACGAAAAGTCTGAGGGCAAAAAAGAACGCATGATGGAATACGGAAAAAAGGGCAAGAAGAAGCCCGGAAAGAAGAAATAATGCCAAAGGTCGGAAAGAAAGAATATCCATATACTGCAAAAGGTATGGCTATGGCTAAAGCAGAAGCAAAGAAATCAGGCAAGAAGATGGTCATCAAGAAGGCAAAGAAGAGTGGCCGCAAAAAGAAGTAAGGCAGATCCCCGGTTGAAGAGAGCCGGGGTATCTGGCTTTAACAAGCCGAAAAGAACACCTTCTCATCCAACTAAATCTCATGTGGTTGTAGCTAAAGAAGGTTCTCAAGTCAAGACCATCAGGTTTGGTCAGCAAGGTGTTACCGGTGATCGGCAACCAACTAAACGACAGAAGTCTTTCAAGGCTCGTCATGCAAAGAACATTGCAAAAGGAAAGATGTCAGCAGCCTATTGGGCAGATAAGGTGAAATGGTGAAGAAGAAAGCATTCTGGGATCAGAAGAACCCAAAGAAGAAATCAACCAAACTAACACCTACTCAGAAGGCAAAGGCTAAGGCTCGTGCCAAAGCAGCAGGTCGCAAGTATCCAAACCTTGTCGACAATGCGGCAGTTATGAGGAAGGGTAAGTAATGGCAACAGGTACTAACGGAAGCACATTTACAGCAGAACTTAATCGTCTTGCTAATGGTGGCACTTATCCAGCGTTACAGAGTTATGTTGATGATGCATTGGCTGCAAACACTTGGGCTGGCACAACTGGTCTGGATGTCGTTGGTGCCTTGAATGTCAAGGCTGGTAATACCAGACCTAATTACAAAGACCTTCGTGGTGTATGTAATCAACTTGGTGGCACAACCGATAAGGCTCCTGCTGCTGCCCTAAGAGCAAGAGAGTCATAATGTCAATTACTTTTGGTCAACTCGTAGATAAGGTTGCATTCAATATCCAAAGTGGTGCAGCTCAACAAGAGACTGCTACTTGGATCAATCAAGCGGCTGGTATCACTTCATCTGCTACCACATTTATTGTGAATGAAACCAACCAGATGGGTCGTGGTCTTATCGAGATTGGTGATGAACTCATCTATGTAGATAAGGTCGACAACCTAACCAAGACTGTCACCGTTGCACCTTGGGGTCGAGGATTCCGTGGTACTACAGCAGCAACTGCTGCCAATAATGCCAAGGTTCTTATTGCTCCTGTCTATCCTCGTAAACTCATCAAGGATGCAATCAACGATACTATTCAGGCTTCCTACCCAGAACTCTTTGCAGTAGGAACCCACACCTTCTCCTTCAACTCAGCAGTAACTACTTACTCGCTTCCAGCGACTACAGAATATGTTCTTGATGTTAAGTGGCAGACCATTGGATCTACTAAAGAATGGCTCAATGTTCGGCGTTACAATACCGATAAGGTAGCCAACACAACAGAGTTTGCCAATGGCAAGACAATCAATATCTTTGACTCTATCGATCCGGGTCGTACAGTTCAGGTTGTCTATGCTAAAGCTCCATCAGTACTGACTTCTGATAGTGATGTGTATGAAACCGTTACAGGTTTCCCATCAAGTTCAGTTGACTGTATTACATACGGTGCCATGGCTCGTCTGCTTATGAATATCGATGCAGCTCGAGTACCTGCACAATCTGTCGAGTCAGATATGCTCGATCAAACCAAGCCTATTGGGGCAGGATCCTCAACGGCTCGGTTCTACCTTGGTCTTTACACTCAGCGACTTCAGCAAGAAGCTGCTGGACTACGAGATCTTTATCCTCCCCGACTCCACTATAAGAGGTAACGAATGGCACAAACTAGATACTATGCCTCAACGGCAAAGCAAGCCTCGCTATCATCCTCAATCGATGGTGTTGTTACCTCGATTACTTTGGATCTAACGACTGGCTTCCCAACCAACTATCCATATTCTCTGGTTATCGATCCAGATACCAACAAAGAAGAAATCATTACGGTCACTTCTTCTGGTGGTGGAACGACACTCAATGTCACTCGTGGAGAAGACGGTACCTCAAATGTTGCCCACTCTGCTGGTGCAACAGTTCGTCACATTATTTCGGGTCGTGACTTCAATGAATTTTCCGCTCACCTTGGATCAACAGCAAGCCCAACAACATCTGGAATCCACGGCATCACAGGTAATGTTGTTGGTGATACTGATTCACAGACACTTACAAATAAGAAACTTACAGCTCCAGAAATTCTTGGAGCAGGAGTCGTATTTGAAGGTGCAACTGCCGATGGTTTTGAGACAACCCTTACTGTGGTTGACCCAACGGCAGATCGAACAATCACTCTTCCTAATGCCACAGGTACAGTAACCCTTGATGGGGTTGCTTCTACCCTTTCAAGCAAGACACTATCTAGTGCAACTTTAGGTACAGACCTTGCTGCTGGTGGTTACAAAGTAACTGGTCTTGGTACTCCATCTGCTAACACAGATGCTGCCACTAAGTCCTATGTAGATACTCAGATCTCTAACTTGGTTGATGCAGCTCCGGGTGCCTTAGATACCCTCAATGAGTTGGCTGCTGCAATCAATGATGATGCAAGCTTCTCAACCACAGTAACTAACTCGATTGCAACCAAGGTAGCCAAGGCTGGCGACAGCATGACTGGTGCCTTGTCCATGGGTAATAACAAGATTACTGATCTTGCTACACCTACTGCATCTACCGATGCTGTACCTAAGTCTTATATCGATACAGTCTTTGGATCGACTTCTTCTGCTGCTACCTCTGCTACTTCTGCCGCAAACTCTGCATCAAGTGCAGCAACCTCAGCAAGTTCTGCCGCCACCTCAGCCACTTCGGCTGCTACATCGGCAACTTCAGCAGCAACCTCTGCTTCTTCAGCAGCGACATCGGCTACCTCAGCAGCCAATAGTTATACCTCAATTACTGGTCTAACAGGTGCTGGCATTGTCCGTGATATGGGATCTATTACAGATGCAGACACAACTACATCGACCTATATCAATATCTCAACTATTGCATCTAATGCTCAGACTTCTGCTAATAGTGCAGCTACATCTGCTTCTAGTGCAGCCACAAGTGCAACTTCGGCTGCTACATCGGCAACTAGTGCAAGTACATCTGCATCGTCTGCTTTGACATCTGCTAACTCAGCATCTACTTCAGCATCATCTGCTGCTACAAGTGCAACAAGTGCTGCTGCAAGTGCTACTGAGGCGGCAGGATATGTAGTTCCATCTCAAACTGGTAATTCTGGCAAATTCTTAACAACAAATGGATCTGCTACATCTTGGGCAGCCGTTGATGTATTACCATCACAGACTGGCAACTCTGGTAAGTATTTAACAACAAATGGTTCAAGTGCATCTTGGGCATCGATCACTACTGATCCATTGCCAGATGTATTTATGATGATGGGAGCATAAGATGCCTAGTTCATTTGCAATACAACTGCGTAGAGGCACAACAAGTCAGCACTCTACATTTACAGGTTTGTCTGGAGAGGTAACAGTCGATACAGACAAAAAGACTATCGTGGTTCACGATGGGTCTACGGCTGGTGGAATACCATTAGCCAAAGCTTCTGAAGCCGGTGGGGCTTTAGATCCGTTCTTACTCATGGGAGCATAAATATGGCATATAAAGTACTTGGTCGCAAGGCTGCGGCCGCAACGACAGAAGAGGAACTTTATACTGTTCCATCTTCTTCAGCAGCGGTGGTTTCTTCTATTGTGATTGCTAATAGATCAGCATCTGCTCGTACCTATCGTTTGTCTGTAAAGCCAACTTCTGGTACAACTATTGCTGATGAACACTACATTGCATATGATGTAGCTATTGCAGCTAATGATTCAGTAGCATTAACTTTGGGAATTACCCTTGCTGCTGGAAATTCAGTAAGATGCTATGCATCTGCTGCTTCATCGCTTACATTTACAGCTTTTGGTTCTGAACTTTCTGCTTAATTACTGAAAGGTAATATCATTCATGGCTATTTCTAAATTTACAACATCATCAATTAACAATGGTTTATCTAAATACCCATCTGTTAAGGGTGGTAAAACACCAACTGTTGAATGTTTAGTTGTTGCCGGTGGTGGCGGTGGCGGTTCAGGAGGTGGTGGAGCAGGTGGGTATAGAACAAACACATCATTTGCCATAACCGTAGGTACAGCACTAACTGTAACCGTTGGTGGAGGTGGAGCTGGAACAAATGGGCCAACAACAAATCGTGGATCTAATGGAAGTAACTCTGTCTTTTCTACGATCACCTCTTCGGGAGGTGGTGGGGGTGGACAAGTAAACACTCAGAATGCACAATCAGGCGGTTCTGGCGGTGGTGCTGGTAGAGCAAGCGTTCATACAGGAACTGGCGGAAGTGGAAACTCTGGTGGGTATACTCCTGTAGAAGGTTATGCTGGTGCTAATGGAATCAATGCAGCACCATATCCCGGTGGTGGGGGTGGTGGTGCAGGTGGTGCTGGCACAAGCGGTTCAAGCGGTGGCATTGGGCCATCTGGAACTGGAGGCCCGGGTATTACTAATTCAATAACCGGTTTTGCTGTTGAATACGCCATTGGTGGCGGTGGTGGCGGAAGTTGGGGTTCCCTTTGTGCTGCTGGCCCATCTGGAGGAACTACAGGATCAGACGGAAGAGAGAATGGAAGAGGAACAAATGCTGCACCAAATACCGGTAACGGTGGAGGTGGAGCAGGTGATGCAAATGCTGGCCCTAATGGTGGTTCAGGAATTGTAGTTATTAAATATCCTTCTTACTATGATCCTGCTGCTTCAACTACAGGATCTCCAACTGTTACTACTTTTGATGGCTTTAGAGTTTACAAATTTACTGGTGATGGGAGCATTACTTTCTAATGGCTAATAGACTATTTTCTAAATCATCTATATCTACTGGTGTTAAATTTCCTACTATTAGTGCATCCTCTTTGAGCAAAACACCATATGTTGAATACTTAGTTGTAGCAGGTGGTGGAGGTGGAGCCGCTGGTGGTGGACTTGGTGGCGGTGGTGGTGCAGGTGGTTATCGTGATGGCAAACTCGCCGTAACTGCTGGGTCTGCATTAACTGTTACTGTTGGAAACGGTGGTACTGCTGGTACTGGTGGTGGTGCTGGAGGCACAGGTGGTAACTCTGTTTTTTCTACTATCACTTCATCTGGCGGAGGGGGCGGCGGAAAATCTGGCGGTTCAACTCCATACGATGGTGGAAATGGTGGATCTGGTGGCGGAGGAGGAGAAAACTCTGGCAATATTGGTTCTGGTGGTCAAGGAAATAATGGAACTTATTCGCCAAGCGAAGGACATAATGGCGGAAATGCTGGCACCAATTCTGGTTACTATGCTGGCGGTGGTGGTGGTGGAGCAGGAGCCCCCGGTAAAGAAGGCACATCAACCAATGGTGGTTTAGGTGGAGATGGAATACAAAGTTCTATAACCGGAACTGCTACTTACTATGCTGGAGGTGGCGGAGGCGGCCCATACTCTCGATCATTTGGAACCTGTGCAGGTGGCCAAGGTGGTGGGGGAACTGGAGCAGATAACAATTATTCAGGATCTCCTGCATCAACTGCTGGAACTGCAAACACAGGCGGCGGTGGTGGTGGCCGTACATCAGGAGATGGCAAAGCTGGAGGATCTGGGATAGTTATTATTCGTTATCCAGATACATATCCAGCAGCAGCTTCAACAACAGGATCACCAACAGTTACAAATCCAACAGGCTATCGTGTGTATAAATTTACAGGCGATGGATCAATTACCTTCTAAGGAGAAAACAAATGGCACATTTCGCAAAGCTTGACGAGAACAACATCGTGCTTGCTGTTCATGTAGTCAACAACGAAGTCATTACTGTAGACGGTGTTGAGTCTGAACAAGCTGGTATTGATTTCTTAATAGGACTTTATGGACATACCTATTGGAAACAATGTTCATATAATGGATCAATCAGAAAAAATTATCCCGGAACTGGTTTTACTTATGATGCATCCAGAGATGCATTTATTTCAGAAAAACCATTTCCCTCTTGGAATCTAAATGAAATTACTTGCCGATGGGAAGCACCTATTGCACAACCAGTAGACGGAAAAATGTATTCATGGGATGAATCAAATCAGTCTTGGGTTGACATAACACCTGCCTAATTAGTTCGAAACAGAGGCAGTTTCAAGGGTGTCCTCGCCTAATGTCGTAAGTAAGAACCCTTATCAATCTTTCTAACCCAAGGAGTCTGGCGTGGTATTAAAGGTATCTAAGTCACCGGATATTACAGAATCCGTCATTGTCGATCTTACTGGTCGTACATCTCAGTACTACGATCCAGATACCTATGCCTTTGATGTTGCTATTGGTGGTTTGCCATTCCTCTACAACATCACAGACACAGTTCCTTATCGTAGATCAACTGCCCGATGGAAGTATGAGCGTGTTGACCAAGCCAGAGAACCGGGTGAACAGACCCTTGACTCAGGTCTTTGGGTTCGATCTCAGACATCATGGCATCTTGGTGCAGGTATTCAGTTTCAAGAAGCTCTTGAAGGTAATCCCGATCTTCTTCGCTTCCGTTACTTCACATCCACAGGTATCAACCCATGGACTACTGGTGAACTTTCTCTCCTTAAGGACACCTCAAAGCTTTACAATGTAACCAGCACTTCATCTACTGCTAGAACTATTGCTATCCCAGCAACTCTTAATGACATAGATTATGTTCTTGCCATTAACTGCACATCTACTTCTACTTCTTCATCTGCTGTTCGTGTATCTAAGATAACCTCTGCTGGATCCGCTACGACAGTTCTTACTGGTGCAGATCTATCTGCTGAAATCCTTGCTGCCGAAACAGATGGATCTTCTCTTTATATCGCTACCGCAGATTATATCTATGACATCAATCTTACTTCTGGAAGTCCAACACTTCATCAGCATTATCACATTGCATCTATTGCTTCTGCATCTAATGTGACTCTTAAATTCGTAAAGAACAGATTGCTTGCAGGTATTACCTTTGCTTCAGGAACAACCATTGCTGGAGTATATGAACTTACTTTCTCAAACCATAGCAGCCTTTCAAATCTTTCATCAGTAACTGCTGTTGCTAATACCAAGACAGTACCGAATGATTGGAAATGGACTGGTATTGCTGATGGTCGTGGAGCTATCTATGTTTCTGGTTATGCTGGAGATAAATCTGCAATCTTTAAGATTCAACCAGATGCAACGACAGGTAACCTTGGCCCTGCCATCTCTGTGGCAGATATCCCATTAGGTGAAACTGTCCGTACTATCTTTGGTTATCTTGGCACATATCTTGCAATCGGTACATCTCGTGGTGTTCGTATTGCAGCCATTGCCGATGATGCAACCATTGTTTATGGCCCAATAATCTTTGAAACTACATACCCGGTAGTCTCCTTTGCAGCTCGTGACTCATACATCTGGGCAGGAGTAAGACAAGGAATCGGTGGTGCATCTGGCACCTACCGAATCTATCTAGGTCAGTTACTCGATGATGGTGGCTACCCATATGCCAGCGATATCTATGCTTCTGGTGCTACCGGAGCTGTGGATAACCTTGGCTTCTTCCCAACAACTGGTCAGTTGTTCTTCTCGATCACAGCAAGTGGTGTGTGGATTGAACACGCAACACAACTGGTAGCAGAAGGAACAATCCAGACAGCAATCGTTAACTGGGGAACTCTTGAGAAGAAAGCGTGGAAGCGTGTTCGTATTGAGACTGAGACTCTCCAAGGAAAGATTGAAGTCTATGGTGACTCCATTGAAGGAAGATCACAGATTGTTACCTTGACTGAAGGCAACGAATACAACACAGACTTTGATATCTCTGCTGCATTCGTTCAACCACAGGTTAATGGTCAACTCACATTTACTCTTTATCGTAACTCTACAGATGCAACCAAGGGTGCAGAACTTAGGGGTTATGCAATCAAGGCAATTCCATCGCCTACTCGTTCACGACTTATCCAAATGCCTATTATGTGTTACGACTTTGAGACCGATCGAAGAGGTGTCAGATTCGGAACTGAAGACGGAGCTAAGATCCGTTTGGCAGCACTTGAGCAACTCGAGTCATCGGGTGCCACCGTTCTCGTACAGGATTTCACCTCTGGTGAAAACTTCGATACTGTCATCGAAGAAATCGCATTCACTCGCATGACTCCTCCATCTCAGAATAATGAGAACTTTGGGGGAATCATCACTATCACAATGAGAACGGTTGTCTAATGAACTATTTGGACTGGGCTGGCCTTGCGGTCGCCGTAACAACAATCGTCACCGCATTCGCTGGTGCAATCCGATGGTTAGTAAAGCATTATCTTGCTGAACTTAAACCCAATGGTGGATCTTCGATCCGTGATAAGGTCGACAGATTAGAGGCAAAGGTTGACAAACTATACGAGTTTCTGATTCAGAAATGACTTACCCTAACTGGTTCGCAAGCTATGCAGTTGCATACTTTGATAAGCACCTATCTAGGTTCAAGGATCAAGAGAACCTGAACTATCTACAGATAGGGGCATTCACAGGCGATGCCAGTTTGTGGCTAATGCAGAATGTACTGACTGGTAAGGGATCAGTCCTGACCGATGTAGACACTTGGCAGGGATCTGACGAAGAGGTTCATCACAAGATGGACTTCACCGATGTCGAGAAGACCTATGACTGGAAGACTAAGGATTACCACAGGATTATTAAAGCCAAGATGCCTAGCCTTAGGTTCTTCACCGATCTTGATGAGGTTGCCATATACGACTTCATCTACATCGATGGGGATCATACGGCTCAGGCTGTCTTCTACGATGCCATAAACGGCTGGAAAGCCCTTAAACCGGGTGGAATTATGGCCTTTGATGATTACCTTTGGGGGGCTGAATTACCCCTCGAGAAGCGGCCACAGCCGGCTATAGACCTGTTTGTGACCTTACTAAAGGAAGAGATGGAGTTACTGGACTCTGGCTCCCAGATATGGATTAGGAAGAATGAATGAAACCTGTTGCAAAGACGGCGACACCTGCTGCCAAATCAGTCTTGAGACAAGCCACCAAGCTGTGGCCAAAGAGGGCGAAAGCCAGCGATGGATTACTCCCTTCGGCTGCACATCTTGCGGCCAGTCCTAACTCAGACCACAACACAGGACACGCAGTAGATCTCACCCATGATCCGAAGTCAGGGGTAGACTGTCACGAACTGTTTCAGAAATTCAAGCAGGACAAGAGAGTTGTCTACTTGATTTTTGATAGCAAGATCTGGTCTCGTGCCAGAGCAAGTGAGGGTGACCGCCGGTACACCGGATCGAACCCACACTCAAAACATATGCATATATCCATCGATCCAAAGCACGACAAAGACACAAGCTCTTGGTTCCCTTGGACAAAGAAGAAAGTGTTCAGTTCTCCAGATGCTGTAATTCAAAGTCTGAAGAATCGAAACCCACAGAAATGTGAAGTACCAAGTCCTAAGGAGGGCTAAATGGAAAAGATCAAATCATTGATCCACCGCAACCCTGCTCGAGTAGCTGCATTCATCTCCTCGGCTGTTGCATTAGTAGTCTCTTACATCTCACCAGAGATTCCAGTAGAGCAAGCAATTATCTTTGTCTTGTCATCTTTGGGTCTAGGTGAGTATGCTCAGAGAGTCGAGAATGAAAAGACGGAAGCAGCCCTTTGGACTGATCCAGAGGATCTCGACTAACAACTTAATATCGGCAAAACATTGGGGCCACCTTCGGGTGGCCCCTTTTTTTGTTGCTTAAAACTACACCGGCAGGAGAGCCTAAGAAATGCCCCCCTACCCCCCATAAAAAACTTATGGTTGGTTAGGTGCTACACCGTATAGTGTCGCCTGAAGTTTCTGCCCCACCTCTTACGAGGTGACCCAACAATATCACGACACGCCGAAATCCCACACTTTGTCAGACCCCTGTGTCACACTTATGGCATGAGTGAAAAACTTAT